AACGTGTGAAAAGATAATTTATTTTATTATTTCAAATGTATTGAGAATAAAATAAAATATAAAAAGAGTTATTTACCGGAGGGGTGCGGGGAACCTGGGTTCCCTGCTATATTTACTTGTTTGCGAAAGGGCCGCTAATCAACTCGCTTTGACCATTGTCTGTTTTACCAGTCACAATGTTTTCTCCCTCGAAAAGTTCATTGCGAATATTTGCAACGGAAATTTCACCTTGGTCTAGTAGTCCCTTCTCTTGAGTATTCATATTATTGACACCAACCAAGTTACCTTCTTCATCGATATTCTGTGTTAAAGTAGCACCAGTCTTTTCGGCAATTTTAATATTTTCATCAATCGCCTTTTTCTTTGTTTCTTTCACGCGTTGTTCAAACGCTGACTTGGCAAACGACTCATTCTTGGTTTTCTCGTGCATAAGTTGGTTCAATTCGTCTTCCATATATTCAACGCGTCCTGTTTTATAAGCTTCTGGATCCCACGGCATCCATAATCCAATAGGACCAACGAAAACGTCGTGATTTGGATCGATTTCTCGCAACATTTTGCATCTCAATTCTGCTTCTTCAAGCGTGGGATAGACTCCGCGAATCTTTAATCCACGCGTAGAAGTTTGAAAATTGTATTTCACATTGAAAGAATTTTCTAATTCTTCTTCATTTTGATCCAAAAATGTTTTGTAATCGTCCTCTAAACTAGAATTCAATAAATTTTCGTGTTCTTCTTTAACAAATTCTTGGAAATCCTTTGTAATATCTTCAAATGTGAGTTTATATTTATAACTCAAGAAGTTGAGGAACTGGACGAATTTTTCCATACTCTTTGAAAAATCCCACTTCTTTAGGAATTCTTGGAAGAAAAAAACATCTTTTTGTTTTAAAATTTTTTCTGGGGAAACGAATGAAATGCACGCAAACTTTTGACCAGCAATCGGTTTATCCTCCTCTAATAAATCAACATACTTTGGGTTCAAAGTTCCATTAGAATTCACTCTTTTTTCATAGACCGAGTCGGTTTCTTTAGAGTTGCTCATTTTATTTTATTGGCATTTTTATTTTAAGTTTTTATCGCATAATATATTTTTTTCTTATTATTTATTATAAGAATGTTTGACATTGCAGAACTTGTTAAGAGAGTCATCAAATACCTTGTTGAAGGTCTTATGGTTGCAATTGCCGCTTACGCCATTCCTAAACGCTCGTTAAATTTAGAGGAAATCGCATTAATTGCGTTGACTGCTGCGGCTACTTTCAGCATTTTAGATACATATGTTCCTAGTATTGGGGTGACAGCACGTTCGGGTGCCGGATTTGGTATAGGTGCAAATTTAGTGGGTTTCCCAGGCGGGCTCTAGATATAAAATTCAATTAAAATTCAATTAAACTTATAATAAAATAATATAACGTGACAAATATTGTTAGCAGGGAACCCCGGTTCCCCGCACCCCTCCGGTAAATAATACTTTTATTATTTTAATTTATTCTCAATCTATTTAAAATAATAAACAATTTATCTTTTACAAATTTATCTTTTACACGTTAGGAAATTTATGTTATCATAATCAATTTATTCACTTTTTGAGGTATCTGTGGACATTCCTGAATATTGTGTTATAATATTGTGTTATATTATTATATGACGAGAACAAAACTGCGCTCTAAAAAGACAAATAGAAAACCAAAAGGGTGTAAAACAAAAAAGTGTAGAAAAAGTCGAAGGAATCGAATGAGTCGAAAGAGCCAAAAGAGCCAAAGGACTCAAAAAGGCCGAGGCAGAACAAGAAAAATGCGTCGAAAGATGAAAGGAGGTGTTAATGATCCATTTGACGCGGACGAGAGCGCAATTATGGAAGATGATAATGACGAACACAATATCTCTCTTGGAACAATGCACACCGACGAATTAGATATTTCTACTCCTGATTCTGCCGACGCTGGAAATACTACAATTGACAGTGGTTTATCTGTATCAAATCCAAATCTATCCATTTCAAGTTTTTCTATGGACGAAACTGAAGGCGAAGTTACAACGGGAGGAGGAAAACGAAAACGAAGACGAAACAATCGACGTTATAAAAAAGGCGGTGAAATGCCGCAAGATTTTAACCCAAATCAGGACAAAGAAAATCCAATAACGGATAGAGAATTCAAACCATAAAGAGATTCATCTCTAAATAGTCGCAATAAATTCCCAATCCAATTCTTCACAAATAGGTTTCCAGATAGTATCTTGTTCTATCAATTTTTCACGATCTTTCAACATTGGTATATCCGGTAAATAGTGTTTTTCGTCCAATAATTCAAATAGCTTGTATAAAACATAATAATAATGCAAAAAATTAACACGATAATCCGGGCAATATTTGGCATAAGGGTATTGAATTTCCATAAAAAAGTTGCACAGAGTTTCTTCTAATTCTTGAGATATAATAGGCGGTTTTATACCCAACTTATCTTTGATAAAATTAATATGTTCATAATATTTATTGTATCCCAATTTTTTAAGTAGTCCTTTGGTTTCATAGTAGGTTAATTTATTAATATTAATTCTCTCCTTTTTAATTTGTTGTTTCAGATTTTCGATAACATCTACAGGAATTTGCGTTGTTTCTTTCCCTTGAAACTGCGCAAGTATTTCTTTGAAATGATTGATTTTTTTGTAAGCATAAAAGCAAACCTCTTTTGGAGGCTCTTTGTAAGAAGGTTTTTCGTTTTCAATCAAGTATTGCACATTCGTAGAACAGTTATTACAAATTAACACACCTTCATCATCCATTGGTATTAACTCTCCTTTGAAACAACTTTGACATATATCTGTTGGAGTGACAAAAGCATTTATATCTAAGAAAGATTCGTCAATATTACTTAAGTATTTCGAAAAAATGCTATTATTTTTAGACTCGAACGCCGTTGCAGGATTTTCGCCTTCGGTTTTGATTTTAAAAAACGCATTTAATATCTTATTTTTATTCGTTGTCGTGTTTTCGATTACGCCATTTGAGATGTTCTTTTTATTTTCAAAATAGTCAAAAATGTATTTTGAATTATCGAGAAAATACTCCATTTTTTTGTTTTTAAGGGATTTTACAGTGTCGTTAATTTCTTCGATTCTGTCCTTGTATTCCATTATTTGTTCAATTGACAATGACACATCTTCTAATTTTTTTTGTAATTCTTTTTTTTCAAGTTTTAACATAGGTATTTTATCGTTTTCATCTTTATTAAACTCATTTACGAATTCTCGGTGTTTACCATCGAGAGTGGTAGAACTTTTTTTATTTACCTTAATTTTTTTAGTAGTTTTAGGCTTGAACGAAGGCATACTTATTACTATATTTTTGCATATTTTATTTAATTGATAATTTAAGGAAATATATTTGTTGGTTGGTTTAAAGTTACTTATACTTTTCTCAAAAAAGTATAAACAACACTAATGGAAATCAAAATGAATATAAAAAATACTGATGGAACTAACAAAGACGTTGTATTAGATTCCATAAAATTTCAAAAAATGGTGCTCTTATTTAATGCCATAAATGATGGATGGAGCATTAAGAAACAGAATGATTCTTACATTTTCAAGAAGAATCACGAGGGAAAAAAGGAAATATTTCACGACAATTATTTGCTTACGTTTATGGAGGGGAATTTTGATATAAATAAGCTGATTAATTAATTTATGTAGCGCGCGCACAAAAAATATAATTTCAAATTTTAGTTTAATTAAATTATATTTTCAAAAATTTTTTTCTTTAGCAATAATATAACATGGGAGGTGGATTAATGCAACTCGTAGCCTATGGCGCTTAACCTATCCTGGGCGCCAACAGTGAGCTGCTATCGTGGGTCGTATATCTCCATGATAGGTAAACAGTGTAAATATGCGAATTGAGAAAACTCCCGTCTCAATTATATAACTCGCTAGTGAATATACTGCAACTTAGTATTTTTGCAAGATTGTCAAATTGCGGGGACTTCCTTAGAGCTTCAGCTACTTCTTATTTGTGGTGACACGAAATAATACCGTAGGGTAATGACCGACGGCATAGTAAAAACGCTGAAGATTGGATAATCCGCAGCCAAGTATCTTATATCAACTTTTGAGAAAAGTAGAAAAAAGTCTCAAGAAACCACAAGAAACCTAAAGAAATTCATAAACTTTGCAAATGTGGAAAGATAGATATAAGATGAAGGTTCAACGAGTAGACGGCAATCGGGGATTTATGATGGTTCTAGTCAAACCTGAAATCTCTTAAGGTGTACTCTACCCCTTTTAGAAATATTAGGGAAACATCGCAGGATGTATACCTTAAAAACCTGTAGGGTAGAAAAACATCAGGGAATATCGAAAAAATAAGATATTCATAAAGCCTTATGTGGATGCTTTTCTTTTGTGAAAAAGTACCACAGATGTTAATCGGGGAAATTGAATGTAATGTATTTGATTTGAAAAACCCCGGTGAGAAAATCAAATTGCTTGAAACCCCTAAAGCTTATTCTACTAAACAATTTTTGTGAGAAAATTGTGGCCAAGAGAAAAAACTTGGGTATAGTAAAAATGAATAAGATGAGATTATTTTGTTACGCAAAATCTTGTAACTTAATCAAAATGGGCAATGAGCATCCAAGCTTCTTTAAACCTTTAGTAAAAGTTAACAATATAAAAATACACACACAAGATATACAATGGAAAATGAGACTATAGAACAAAAATGTAATAAATGCGAAATAATCAAACCAATTGAAAAATACCGAAAAAATTCAAGAACTTGTAAAAAATGTTTTAATGAAATGGATAAAATAAGAAAAAAAAATCTTAGAAAGAAAAAATCTGAAACCTTATTAGCTAAATGTGAAAAATGTAACGAAGAAAAGGTTTTAAAAGATTTTGCGAAACTCAAAAAGTTTTATAAAAAAAAGATTTGTATTTCTTGTTATCCGTGTTTTTTAAAAGAGATGAAAACGGAATGGTGTAGAAATGAAAGAAAGTCGAACATTAATTACAGACTTAAAAAATCTATAGCAGCTCGTTTAAGAACAGTTCTTGTTAAGAATGATTCAACTATGAGTTATATCGGTTGCAATGTGCAATATTTGAGAGAATGGTTTGAATACAATTTCACAGAAGAAATGAATTGGGACAACTATGGTTTATATTGGTCAATTGACCACATTATACCTGTGTGTAAATTTGATTTAACAAATGATGATGAAAAATTAAAATGTTGGAACTGGTCTAATCTAATGCCAGTAAAAATAAATTATAATTCATCTAAAAAAAACATTGATATGAATCAAATTAATTTTATATTGGAGAAATTAGAAAAGTTTAAAGAAGAAGGTTCAACGACTAAATGGTTTTCGGAAGAATTTTTATTAAAGTTAGAACTTGCTGAAATGAAAGCAAAATAAATTCTTTTTAAGATATAGTCTACTCCTTATCGAAAGATAAGGTAGAGGAAATGTACAGGTAACCCTCAAATTACTTTTTGGAAAGTAACATACCGCAGATACACAAACTTTGCAATTGAATCTATTGAACAAACATTCAATGGACAGGCCGATTTCGGTCGTCGCGTTACTTGCATCATCAGCAGAAATGGTGATCTTGCATACCGCACTTATCTTCAGATTACTCTTCCTGAGATCAACCAATATATGGGAAATACAACTTCTTTAGCTTCTGGTGTTCAATCTGTTTATGCTCGTTGGTTAGATTTCCCTGGCGAGCAACTTATTGCCCAAGTTGAAGTCGAAATTGGTGGTCAGCGCATCGACCGTCAATACGGTGACTGGATGCACATCTGGAACCAACTTACAATGACCTCTGAGCAACAACGCGGATATTTCAAGATGATTGGTAACACCACACAGCTTACCTTCATCACTGATCCTTCTTTCTCCGACGTTGACGGACCTTGCGACTCTTTGGCTCCTCGCCAAGTTTGCGCTCCTCGTAACGCTCTTCCTGAGACAACCCTTTATGTTCCACTTCAGTTCTGGTTTTGCACGAACCCAGGGCTTGCATTACCTTTAATCGCCTTGAATACTGTAGGGCAGAAAAGCACTCATCTTAAAACTGACGTGAGAGGTTTTAGGGAAAATATGTTTGAGGCTCACAATGATTTTTACAATCTTAATCCTCGGGTGCTAGTGGCCAGTTGCTAAAGATGCAACTGACTGCAACAAAGCCAAATTGCGGGAAGTTCCTAAAACTGTTAAAATTCCAACTTTTAAAAAAGTTAGAGTCAAAACTATTAAGTTTTGCTCCACTTTTACAAAAGTGGAAGGGTACCAAACTTTAAACGAAAGTTTAAAGTGGTTGAGAATAAAACTCAAGTATGGTAAAAATCCCACAGGTGAAAATGTTAAAAATACATTTGAAATGGATAATCCGCAGCCAAGCTCCTAAATCCGTTATGATAAGGATATGGAGAAGGTTCAACGACTAAATGGTTTTGGGTTTGAGAGGTATAATCAACCTCAATGATAGCTTAAGATATAGTCTACTCCCTCTTGTTACACAAAAATACACCGAAAGGTGGGGTAAATCGTGATGTACAGTATCACGAAGTTAAAATCAACCTTGATCTTCGCCCAATTGATGAATGTTTATGGGCTGTTACATCTTTGAGCTGCAACACCGCTGGAACAAGCAATAACGCCACACAACTTTCTGTTGGTTCAACTGTAAGTGCCACCATCGCTTATAACCAATCTCTTGTCGCCGCCTCTCTCTATGTTGACTACGTCTTCTTAGACACTGACGAGCGTCGTCGTTTTGCCCAGAACCCTCACGAATACCTTATCACCCAATTGCAATTCACTGGTGATGAGTCTGTCGGTTCTTCTTCCAACAAAATCAAGCTCAACTTCAACCACCCAGTGAAAGAGCTTATCTGGGTTGTCCAACCTGACCAGAACGTTGATTACTGTTCGTCTCTTCTTTGCGACGCACTTCTTTTCAAGGTTCTAGGTGCTCAGCCTTTCAACTACACTGATGCCATCGATGCCCTTCCTAATGCTATCCACGCTTTCGGTGGACCAGCTGAAGTTAGTGCCGGAAACTACATTGATGCCCGCGGTCTTTTCGAAGACGCTGGTGCCGATGACGCCTATGTTCCGGGTGGATTCACTGGATACTGGCACGGACCTAACGACGTCTACTCTGAGCCTAACCTTGGAGGTGCCGTTGGTGTCAACCCTAACCAGAATCTTGCCGCCGCCCTTGCATCCGTTGGCGTTGCAAACCAAGGTCAATTAACTGGTCTTCAGAACACCGTTTACAACTACGGAAACCCTTACACTGTTAGCAACAACGGTGCTGGTGTTCCTCCTGGGATCGGTTCCACTGTGTCTGACGCCGGAACATTCGTTCTTACTGAGACCTCACTTGATATGCACTGTTGGGGACAGAACCCTGTTGTCGTCGCTAAGCTTCAACTTAACGGCCAAGACCGCTTCTCAGAGCGTGAAGGTTCCTACTTCTCTTGGGTGCAACCTTACCAAAGCCACACCAGAAACCCTGATGAGGGAATTAACGTTTACTCATTTGCTTTGAGACCTGAAGAGCATCAACCCTCAGGGACCTGCAACTTCTCCAGAATTGACAACGCAACCTTACAGCTTGTACTCTCCAACGCCACCGTTGAGGGAACCAAGACCGCCAAAGTTCGCGTCTATGCAACAAACTACAACGTAAAAATTCTTAGTGCGTTGAAAAGCTACCTACAAAGACAATGTGAGCTCTTGTCTTTGGAAAAAATGGTTAAGCAC